AGATGTTGGGAGATTTGAGATGAACGAACGGATTTTTAAACTTGCCGGACAGGCTATATCTAAAGTACCTGCCCCGTTAGCTTTTCACCATGAACATTTTTTGTTTGCCGAGAAGTTTGCCGAATCATTGATAGAAGAATGTATTCAAGTATTAAAGGATACCGGCTATCCCAATGCTCACGGTAATTGTGTAGGTGTGGAAGAACTCAAACAACACTTTGGAATTAAATGATGCATACATCGAAAAACATGCAGATAATTAAAATTTGGGATCTAACCTGTAGTGAATGTGCCATGACTGAACCCATGCAACCATGCGAAGCGTGTCCAAATAGAAGAGCACAAGGATTATGAATGTTATGTTGTTTGCTTATTACGCAGTATGGGGCTTATGTATCGTCGCCGGCATTGCAGCTATCGTTGACATTATACGGTATTGGATAGATCGTGGCTGATACCTTTTATAAAATTCGAGACAGCAGAACTGGATTGTTTAGCACAGGTGGTTCTCATCCAAATTGGCGAAAGAATGGCAAAGTCTGGACTAAGATTGGCCCGCTCAGAGCGCATCTAACTATGATACTACGTAATAGACACAGTATGGATGGGTGGGAAGTGGTAGAAATCGAAACTATCATAAAGAATCCCCGCCCAATACATGAAATTATCAAACCAGAACGGGTAATAGAAATACTTAAACAATAAGATGACATATTCTCCGTTAACATTATATTGTAATTGTTTTCATAAATCTGAACATCTATATACTCAATTTAATCAGAAAAATCTTATGTTGGGGGCATCTTCTATTACTGATGCTAGTTATAGAGCATACCTAACAAATAGGGGTTACTTATTTGACGATACACTAGATAACATATCTGATTTAAACAAATGGGTAGGCGACTTAACCGGATTATATTGGATATGGAAAAATACAAATGATGAATTTGTCGGGACCAACCAATATCGAAGATTTTGGGATGATGAGTTTGTATCTACTCTAAAACTAGACCAAACTTCTTTATACATATCCGCGCCGCTTCATTTTGAGCAGAGTGCATATGATCAATATATTCGTTGGTGCGGAGAGATAGGATTTCATATTTTATATGAGGCTTCGTCACAGAATAAAATTAATATGACCGCTAATATGATAGATGTCCTTAAACAAATTAAGAGTCTATCCTCTTGTAATATGTTTTTTGGACATCGAACTGTTTTTAATAAAGTATGTGAGATTCTATTTGAAATAATTTTTGAGCTATACAACGGAGTTAAATATTCTCTGCCGTATATTCAGACTCAAGGTGAACTTGCTGCAAATAAACCACAGACTAGAATGTTGGCTTTCTTATCAGAACGAATTTTAACAATGATGTTTGTAAACAAAGAATATTATTTTGGTAATATGAACATAGTAATGACACCATGGAGAGTAATATAAATGCAGTATAATCTTGTAGAAATCAGCAAAGCATATAATCCCAAATACATAAAGAATTATGATAAGTTTGATCCTACAAAGGATACAGTATTGTATGCAGGACCTTATTGGAATCATCTGGAAATAGAAGCTATGCTAGATTCTATTCTAAATGGGGATTGGATCGTTAGCGGTAGTAAAGTAGAAAAGTTCCAAAGAGAATTCTCTGAGAAGTTTAACGTCAAACATTGTCATATGGTGAACTCTGGTAGCTCAGCTAATCTAGTAATGATTGCTGCGCTAAAGAAAAGATTTCGTTGGAATGATGATGATGAAATTATCGTTTCACCTGTTGGATTCCCTACTACAATTGCACCTATAGTACAGAACAAATTAAAGCCGCGCTTTATTGATATTGAGTTTGGTACTCTAAATTTTGATGTAGAATTAATTGAAGCGGCTATAACGAAGAAAACTAAAGCAATCATCGTATCTCCTGTATTAGGTAATCCTCCAAATATAGAGGTAATTAAAAAGATATGTGACGAGTATGGTTTGGTATTAGTAGGTGATAACTGCGATAGTTTGGGCACTAAGTATAACGGTAAATATCTAAGTGATTATTACCATAGTTGGTCTTGTAGTTTTTACCCGGCACATCATATCAGTACAGGTGAAGGTGGAATGGTTTGCTCAAACGATAATGCTCTTATTGAATTAGCACGTAGTATTAGTTGGTGGGGAAGAGATTGCTATTGTATGGGAGCTAATAATTTACTTTCTTGCGGCACATGCGGTAAGAGATTCAGCTATTGGCTAGAAAACTACGACGGTATTATTGACCACAAATATATCTATAGCAATATGGGGTATAATCTTAAACCACTAGATATGCAAGGGGCAGTAGGGTCCGTTCAATTAACCAAAGCTGATGAGATTTGCGAAAAACGAATATATAATAAGAATTATATTGAACAGGTTTTAGTTAATCATTTGGGAATTGCCCCGGTAAAAGTATTAGATAATGTTGTGCCTAGTTGGTTTGGTGTACCTATCGTATGTAGAGAATTGGGTGAGAAAGAAATGCTAGTAGCGCATTTCGAAAGTAATAGAGTACAGACTCGTAACTACTTTGGTGGTAATATTTTACTACATCCTGGATATAAACATTTAGGAGATTATAAGAAATTTCCCAACGCCAATAAAACACTTGATTATGTATTTTTTATTGGATGTACTCCGTTGTATAATGATCAAGTATTAGATTATATCAGTGGGGTGATCAAACAATGGTAAATCTATTTGGTAATGGGTTCGTTGGTAAGCAATATAGTAAGGACTATGATTGCATAGTAAATGATCGAAATGATCTTACGGTACACGCCGGCTGTAATCAAATTCTTTTCCTTATTAGTACAGTTGACAATTATAATGTTTATACTAACCCTTTTATTGACGTAGAAACTAATATTACCACACTGTTACGTGTATTAGAAAACTGCAAAAATAAAGAGAATATGGTATTTAATTTTGCAAGTAGTTGGTTTGTATATGGGCAAGTACCTAGTCCTATAAAGGAAGATTCTTATTGCGATCCAAAAGGATTTTATTCTATTACCAAAAGAACAGCCGAACAATTGCTTATAGCTTATTGTGAGACTTTCAAAATTAAATATCGTATACTTAGGTTTGCTAACGTATTAGGACTAAATGATACCAAAGTATCTTCAAAAAAGAATGCATTAACTTATTTGATTAATAGACTTAAAAAAGGACACGACATTGAATTGAATGACAATGGTAATTTTATCCGTGACTACATCCATGTGTCTGACTTATGTAGAGCAATTAATTTGATTATAACTAGCGGAGAATTAAATGCTATCTATAATGTCGGTAATCAAGAATCTACTAATTTTGGTGATGCAATTAGATATGCTAAAAGCAAGATAGATTCTGCCTCAGTGATAAAAAATATTCCAACTTCTGCTGCTAACGCACAACCTAAATCTACATTAATGGATTGTAGCAAACTACGGGCTTTGGGATATGTTCCACAATATACTGCCCGCGCAATACTTGATGAACTAATCGCTAATTAGATTTCTTCTCAAACCTATTCCACCAAGATTGCCAATCCATTTGATCGTCCATCTCAGTATCATACTGCATATGTAATGCTAGACTTGGGATAGGTACAAATAGATAGTAGCCGCGCTGGTAGAACAGTTTGTTAATAGTATTATCTTCCATTTTTGCAGTTACTGGATGTTTACCCATAGCCTCAAAAAGATCCCAATTATCTTTTATTACTTTGATCTGCGTCATAAAAGGGCTAGCTGTCATTGTTAATGTTCTCCAATGTCTGCCCTGACTACGTATAATATGACTTTTAACTACGGTGTTAGCTGGTATATATCTGTATGGGTCATCATATGGAAAAATGCAGGTAAAATTGCCTAAGTTATTAGATGTACTATACATGGTTAATATCATATCATGTATAGCGGTAGTATCGTATAGATAGTCATCTTGGGCAAAATATACGATATCTTTACCAAAATCACGTCCATGCTCGTAGCATCTTAATATACTAGGCATAATTCCATAAGTTTCTAAATGTATTAGTTGGGTCGGGAATGTAGCAGTACTTAAGTTATATTTTAATTCGGTAATAGTATCTTCATCACTATGGTCATCAAATATAACTAACTCTACGTCTGAATCTGGGACCATTTTTTTATAATGATTCATTGTTGCAACTAAACTTAGGCTACAACGACGAGTTATCTCAGCTTTGGGTGCTTTACAGAATCTCTCGTGTTTATTAAGGCCTAAGTAATGTTGACTATCGCCCTTACTATGTGATTGAAGTACAACAAGTAAATGTGGTTTATACATGTAATTACTTAGCGTTATACATATCCCCTATAAAAAATTATAGCGGATATGTAGGCCAAGTAACTGTGGCTGCGTCAGCATTTGTTGAAAAAGTATTTGATAAGTCCCGCAATGCTTGTCTATATACTAACACATCAGTTAATTGTTGAGGGGTTAGAGTAGGAGTTTTACTAGCGAGTAATTCATCCTGATGTCTAATTATTAACCAATCTGTGCCGTGCAAATAACCAAAGCGTACCGACCCCATGGTTATTGGGTTCTGTACAGGAATTATTTTACCATCGATTGCGCTTTCTATTGCAGCAAGATTATCTTTTATCCATTGAAATTCTTCTATATCTTCTCCGATAGATTGAACTCCATAATCTCTTTCTATATGATAGATATTTCTAAGAGGTTCATAGAATAGCATTTTAAAGGTAGACGTATACGGGAATCCTGTTTGCGCTTTGACCTCTTCGATACTATCCCACATACATATTTTATTATCTATTTTGCCTGAAAAAGTATTATTATACTTATCAAATGCGATTGCAACGTGCTGAGTCATAATATGTTATTCCTTAAAGTTACTTTAATATAATCTGTTTATAATGCGGTTACGTTTGTTGATGGAAATTGTCTTAGATTACCGGGCCATATTATACGTACCGCCCCAGCTCCGCCAATATTGGATAGGACCCCACTAGAAGGCCTTATACCACATGCTCCGCCGCCATACAGTCCACCTGCGCCGTAACTACCGCCGTTACCGCCGCCGCTACCGCCATTCATTTGAGCGTAGCCGGATGCTCCTATCGATACCGTTCCTAAAGTGCCTATACCGGCCGTACCTTTCCCAAATATACCTACTCCTCCTCCTCCCTGTGCCCCACTTTCAAAGAAGTAGCCAGTACCTCCACCTCCCCCGCCTCCCTGATTGCCGTTAGCATTAACATCTCTATAACCAATTGCTCCGCCACTTTGACCAGATCCTCTTCCGCCCGACCCGCCCGACCCACCACCGGTACAATATGTTCCAGAATAATTTCCGCCAGCGCCGCCGGCATAAAATGGCCCGGTCCCCCCACAGTAACTACCAATACCCCCGGTTCCTCCATATCCACCGGCGCCGCCCCCACCTCCGCACTGTCTAGCAATTCCACTAGCCCCGACAATTCCGCCACCTGCAACTACCCATGATGTGTTAAATGATGAGGATCCTCCATTATTGCCAGCAGATCCGGCGCCTGCAACATAACTGTATGATTGGCCCGGCACAACAGTAATACTATTACCGTATGCTAACGCGCCACCGCCACCGCCACCGCCATTGTTGTATCCACCTCCACCTGCGCCAACACAGAGCACTGATATAGAGGTCACACCGGTTGGGCATACCCATGTGCCTGAAGATGCACTAGCAACAAACTCACCGGTTACCGGGCCAGTAATTGCTGCGGTTGGTGCTGATATTGAGAGTACAGACCCTATTCTATTTGTTGCTGTAACCATACATCTTAATGTTTGTCCTATATACTGTAAGTATGCTAATGGGCCATACGTATTAGCGGTAGCTCCCACAATATTAGTGAATGATGCCCCACTACCGTATTGCCATTGATATTTATAAGTAAGATCAGTAGTAGATGTCCAAACACCCGTTGAGCATGTTAATGTATTATTATAATATGGCGTTCCGGTTATTATTGGTATTTGAGTATTTAATGGGGGGATTGGTGTAAAGGACGGATACCCTTTATATTGAATAAATGCAACCTTAATCATCGGTGGTTTATATCTAGCAGCAATTCCAGTAAGAGGATGCGTATGGTAAAAAAGTGTAGTGTTATGATTTTGCAGATCACCGGTTTCCCAAAAATTACCGTATACGGTACGGAAATGAGTATGATTCCAATCTGACTGAGAAAGGGCTGTAGTATAATTAAGACCTGTTAGATCACTTGTAGATGTTCCCCATGTACCATCCGTACTATTATATCCTACAAAGGCTGAAGGTATATTTACTGTTCCGTTAGTGCCATCACATATATGCCAATTTGGTACAGAAAAATTAGTTAAGTCACCAACATACATTAAAATAATATCGGTCGTTGGTGCCTCTGCACTAATATTTTTCCATAATTTAAGTAAAGTACTATTTAAATTAGGTTGAGAAAACTGTATAGAAGTAGGATGAGTATGTGCCCCGGAATTTGGTGTATCGGTAGCATTTGCTGCAATAGTATGGGCTGGTTCGCCATTTGGACCAAGCGAATATTTAGGATATTCTCTAGTTCCATAGTTGGCTGGTACTGGATAAGCATAATAATGATGATGTATACCGCTTGTACTAACAGTTAATGCAGAACTAAGTGATGTAATAGCTGATAACGTAGTACCACCGGACGAGACTCCCTTTAAATATGCCGCAGCACCGCCGGTAGTTACTACATCAGCATAATCGTTTGGCATTAGTTGACTAAAAACTAAAGAATTTATTGGAAGAACATCGGTTGATTTATTTGCTCTTAGTAAGGTAACCTCTATAGTCTGTGGTCGAAAAGAACTAGCAGACACAAAGGTTCCTGCATCTGTGAAAGTTCTAGTAGGGCTAGCTTCGCTGGCACCGACTACTGCTGCCTCAACCGGGGTAAATCCAGGTACTGCTGCAAGAATCGTATCTTTTTTAAATCCAATAAATAAATGACTTACACGTTGGCTTGTCCAAGTATCAGATATTAAACTGTCACCAACCTGTCTAAAAGTAGAACTATTTAATAAATCTCTCGTAGCTGAATCAAGAGATATTCCATCGTATGAGGTAATAACAACGAGTTTTCCATAATCAACGGTGTTTAATGCGTTTAGCAGGGCCGTTGAGTTGCCGGCACCGTACGTATCATATGTAGTAATACTATCAAGCGTTCTAGTACTAGGGTTAATTACTGCTAATGTATGGCCGCGAGTATAACTATAAGTTACTGCTACTGTGTTTATTTTGATATAGGTTATAGGGGTTGGAGAAATGTCGATTCTATCTTGATTAGTAGCTGTAACCTCAATCGTTAATGTAACTCCGGTTGTTAGTGTATGAGTATGATCACCCGCACTTGAATACATCGTTGGATAGGTAGATGCTCCGCCGGTAAATCCATATCTAATCCAAGTTTGATTATTCGAATTATAAGGATAACTTGCGTTAGTCAGATTACCTCCGGTAGAATTTGTTATTCCCGGGCCTTGTCCACTAGGGTAAGGGTCATTGAAGTTTATATAAACCCCTCCGGATATAGGATCATGATGATATCTTCCGTAAGATGTGGACGACATCCCTACACTATATAAGCCACCAGCAACGCCGGCGATTGTGGTACCTATGTCAGCATTTGTCTGTGTAGCACCTATATAATATCCATCTGCCTCGCTATATCGAGTCCAATCTGTAAGATTTGGATTAGCTCCGTATACCGGCACTAATGCATTCTCTGGAATTAATAGGAGTGCAGTATCGCCGCCTTCATTGCCGCCTTGTCTATATCCAAATGTTAACCCACTCTGACTTAAATGCGCCATATATTATCCGTACACCACTAATTGTCCTGTTGCGATCCAATCATTATTTATTCTTAGTAGAGTAAAACAAAATGCATCCAAATACGTTGCATGTCCGTTTGGTAAAGTCATATTTAACCATTTGACAGTCACGGCTACACCGTTAACTTGAACTGCATTTGGTATGTATGGACTTACCCCTTGTTGGACTAATACTACAAATACAATTGATTGATTATTAGTAGTAGGGACATTGATAAAATTAGGAGTGAAATTAGCAGCAGGTGCGCTATGATAAAAGATACATCCATTAAGAAAATCATGTGATACTGTACCGGTCGCCCCTGTCTTTGTACTAAGTAGTTCTGATGATTGTCTAATATATGTTGTATTGCCGATATATAAACTATCGACGGATACCGATGAACTTCCTGTATTTGCGACTAGATTTCCACCTACATAGGCATTTCCAGCTACACTAATACCTCCGCCATTGGTAACTTTTATAGCACCGGTTGTTGTATTTGTAGCAGCAACTCCGCTATTGGCAATTATAGAAGTTGCATTAAGCGTACCGGCAATAGCAGTTACCCCGCTAACGGTTAAACTAGTTAATGTACCAAGACTAGTGATATTACTTTGACCGGATACGGTTACATTTCCTGCATAGTTAGCAAAGTTTGCATAACCAGTAGTAGCGGAAGATAACGCAAGATTGCTAAGTAAACCTCCGTCGCCTATAAAATAATTTGCAGTTACTGCATTACCTAATGTTGCATTTCCGGAACGTATGTTACCAACTACATTTGCAGTTGTACTAACTTCAATCCAACTAAATGCCCCTGTATTTGGAGTAGTTGCCCCTATAGTCCCGTTAATCGGTCCTAATAGAGAACCTGATATAAGTACATTACTTACATTGATATTACCAGTAACATCTAGCGAGCCCAATGTACCTATACTAGTAAGATTTGGTTGTGAAGCAGTCGTCAATGTTCCGGCTATATAATTAGCCGTTGCTAGATTACCTAAATTAGCATTTTTACTAGTTACGGTACCAACTTTATCTATATTAAACACGGAATTACTATTTACTATTATGTTTAATGGTTTTGATGTACTAGCACTATTAGTATCAGTTACCGAAAGTTGTAATTCAGTGAATCCAACACTACTATTGTTCCATATTTGGGTGATATTGATCGGGGTAGATGCAGTAAGTGACCCGCTATTAATAGTTAGTTGGCTTAGTGTACCTAAACTTGTTATATTTGGTTGTGCAGCTAGTGTAACATTGCCTGCATATGCAGCAGCATTCACGCCTACATTAACTGTACCAACTATATTAGCGGCTGGAATATTAGTTAAATTTGCACCGCTACCGATAAAATAGTTTGCAGTTGCTGCGTTCCCTAAGTTAGCATTACCGGATGTAATATTACCTGTTACTATTAAACTAGTTAATGTACCAACGCTAGTAATATTTGATTGACCTGCGATAGTAATATTGCCGGCATACGCAGAATAGTTTGCATTAGCTATAGTACCTGCGATATTGCCTGCAGGTAAGTTTGTTAAATTAGCACCGCTACCAATAAAGTAATTGCCCTTAACCGCATTACCTAAATTAGCATTTCCGGATGTGATGTTACCTGTAAATATACCTAAGGATGCACCCAAATTACCTAAGTTAGAATTACCGGTTACATTTAATGTTCCTTCAGTTGAGATATTTCCTAATGTTGCCGTACCTGATACTGTTAACGAGGTTAATGTACCCACACTAGTAATATTTGACTGTGCAGCTATGGTAATATTACCTGCATAAGCTGCATAGTTTGCGTTAGGAATTAATCCTACGACATTGGCACCTGGTATATGATCTAACCTAGATGCATTTCCTTGAAATTTGGGTGCAGATAGTATACCATTCGCAAAGTCATATTTGAAACGTATATCGCTGCCAAAAGAACCTAAATCATTAAACTGAACCTCAGCATCGTCACCTGCAGGTAATCCGCCACCACCGTCAACCCATGTTAGATTTCCGGTACCATCTGTTTTTAATAATTGACCGGCGTCGCCACCCAGCACCTTAACGTTACTTAAATCACCTAAATTTATTGCACCTTCTACTGTTAGCTGAGTTAATATACCGAGGCTAGTAATATTTGGTTGAGCAGCAATTGTGACATTCCCCGCAAAATTTGCAAAGTTTGAAGATATACCGGTCAACTGACTTCCGTTACCTATATAATATTGAGCAGTGGCATTACCACCTTTAGTTACTTTAAATTTACTAGTTCCGGCAACTTGTAGGTCTATTAACAATGAGTTAGTATTACTTGCACTATCAGTAATATTCTCTTTGATGCCAGTAAACAATACACTTGCATTCCCCCAAGTCTGTGTAATACTAATAGGACTAGATGAACCAATTGATCCAGTTGCTACTGCTAGATTTACTAGAGTGCCGGTACTTGTTATATTGGGTTGGGCACATGCAGTTACTGTTTCGGCACTAATAGTTGATCCGGCGCTGTCAGCATATGTAGCATTAGCAACTGCACCTATTACGTTTCCGCCAGTTAATCCTGATAAATTTGCACCATATCCGGTATAACCATTAGCAGTAACATCACCTACTTTGGACACTTTGAATTTACTAGAACTCGCGACCTGCAAATCTATTAATAGAGAAGATGTTGCACTACTTGTATCAAGGACATTTTCTTTAATGCCAGTAAATGCTACACTAGCATTATTCCATGTTTGTGTTAGATTTAATGGGATACTAGTAGTAAGAGTACCGGATGCAACGTTTAGTGAAGTTAATGTACCTGTACTTGTTATATTGGGTTGAGCACATGCAGTTACTGTGCCGGCAGTTGATGCACTAGTAGTTGAACCGGAACTACTGGCATACAATGCACTTGAAGCATATAAAGCATTGGCTACAATACCGGTTACGTTTGCGCCGGCTAGATTAGTTAAACCAACTCCGCTCCCTGTAAATTTATTTGCGGTTATATTACCAGCCTTATCTACTTTAAATTTAGATACACCACCGACTTGCAAGTCCATTAATAAGCTAGTAGATACACTGGAGGTATCTGTTATATTTTCTTTTATGCCGGTAAATACGATAGCAGAATTGTTCCATGTTTGTGTAAGTAACAACGGTCCACTAGCAACTAAACTTCCCGAAGTAACATTTAGTAATTTACTTGTGACTAATCCGTAGTTTTCGTCAAAGGTAAAATCGTTTGTCCCACCTAATGCACCGTTGTCATTATATATTACTTGTGTGTTAACACCGGGTGCTACAATAACACCTGAAATAGTACCGATAACGTTACCTATAAAGTTATTAGCGGTAACATTGCCTAATTTACTGATACTAAACTGACTAGTAGTATTAACTTGTAAATCCATTAATAATGCGTCAACCGGGCTAGCAGTATCGGTTATGTTTGCAGAGATAGCAGTAAACAGGACATCTACGTTATTCCAAGTTTGTGATACTTTGATAGGTACGCTTCCTACAGCTAGCTCACCGGAGTTTACATTTAATCCAATCAACGTCCCGACACTAGTAATATTTGGTTGAGAACTAGCTAATACGTTAGTTGCATAATTTGCAAGATTACTATTTGCAGAATTTGCAACAATGCCCGTAACATTTGACCCTTGTACATTAGATAGGTTGTTGGCATTTCCAGTAAACATTGAGGCAATAACATTACCTGTTTTGCTTACTTGGAATCTATTAACACCGCCGACTCTCGCACGTATTAGATCACTACTTGCCAATGATGCAGTATCAGTGATATCAAGTGCTACTGCTGAGAAATTTGCAGATCCGTTATTCCATGTTTGTGTTACGCTTGCGGGCGTATTTGCTGTTAGTGACCCGCTACTTATTGCTAATCTAGTTAACGTGCCTAAACTAGTAATATTTGGCTGTGCGCTACTTGTAACATTAACTGCATTAATTGCGTCGGTCGCACTTCCTGCGATATTACCTATGAAATTATTTGCTCGTATATTACCTAATGTATTAAAAGTGACTACATCTGATGATAACGTTACGTTACTCCCTACAGCAAATTCGGCATTACTATTATCCCAACCTATAAATGCATCTGTATAATTATCAGCGAAATAATGTAATAATATACCTCTATCTTTGCCGTCATTACCGCTAAGCGGGGTACCAGTTGGATTGCCGCCAAACTCTACTACCGGATCTTTGACATTAAAGGTTGTTACGTTTGCATATTCTGTACTTCCAGTTACGGTTAAATTACCGTTAACGACTAATCCGGTTAGTGTTCCTACACTAGTGATATTTGGTTGTGCGGCCTCAGTAACATTTCCTGCATAGTTTGCAGTATTGGCTGAGCCTGTTACACTTGTCCCTGATAGAGTTTGCTCCCCTGATCCTCGGTTTAACGGAATAGCAGTTGTCCCTACATATAGATTACTATTACCCAATGTTGTACTATTAAGTGTCCCTACTACATTACCGCCGGCAATATTTGCTAAATTGGCACCGCTACCAATAAAGAAGTTAGCAGTAGCAGCATTGCCTAACGTCGCATTACCTGAACTGATCGTACCGGTAACTGATAGGCTAGTAAGAGTTCCCAATGATGTAATATTACCTTGTGCGGCGCCGGTTACATTTGTAGCAAGATTTGCTTCCCCGTATAATCGTGCGGTTATTGTATTAGCTGCAAAGTTTCTAGCTGCATCTCGGTTAACTACCGTATTTGGTGTGTTAGATGATGTTGTTTGGAACCCGTTTAAATATTGAGCATTAAGATTGGCAACAAGAACATTACTAGATACTACCATTGGTGCTGTAGGGGAAGCCGCAGTACTTATAAATTGTCCGGTAACTGTTATATCTGTATACGATCCGCTACCTGAGTTTACGACTGCACCGGAACTACCAACGATTGTTGCACCACCCGTATTAAGAGCCATTTAAATTTCCTTTAGGCAAAATTTGTATTTTTTACCTGTCTTGTTATTAATAATGTACAAATCATGTTCCCCTTCTTGAATAGTCCAATTTCCTGTTGTGCCGTCGATTTCATTACCACCAACTAAATTATCATTAGATAAATGAAAATCTCCGACATAAGCATTACCCCATCGTTTTGTAGATGAGCCTAAATCATAGATTAATGTTTCATTTGGCAACAAATCACTATGTACATAACCGTCGACAGTTAAACTAGTTAAACTTCCTAAACTAGAAATGTTTGGCTGAGCAGAAGAAGCATAAGTCAATACACCTGTAACAAAGTTAGCAGTAACTAGATTACCTAAGGTAGCATTACCTGCAGTAACGTTACCTGTTATTACCGCGGTAGCAGATGCAGTGATAGTAGTAAATGCACCTGTGTTAGGTGTAACTGTTCCGATTCTGCCGTTATGATTACCATACGAATGCGAATTCAAATTACCAGCATCAATATTTCCAGTTACTACAAGTGATACTAATGTACCAACACTAGTAATATTTGGTTGTGCGGCAGTGGATACAGTACCGGCAACACTTGCTGTAGTAGCAGTGGTGGCACTAGTTGCAGTGGTAGCAGAAGTAGCAATAGTGGCAGTAGTAGCAGTACCTGAATTAACCGCATATGTAGCGTTTGCAACAGTACCGGTGACATTTGCACCTGTTATATGATTAAGTGCTGCCCCGTTGCCAGAAAATTTTGGTGCTGATAGGATTAGTGTGCTAGTGTTATATGTCAGATTAGAATTACCGGCAAATACACCATCGTTATTAAATTGAATTTGAGTATTGGCACCACCAGGAACAACGGCATCACCTAATGCGGCCCAACTTAATCCACCTGAGCCGTCTGTAATTAAACTATAGCCGGATGATCCGCCGCTAATTGATAGATTTGCAATACTACCCAATGCTGCCGAAGTTGTTACGGTTAGATTACCTGTAGTGAAGTATGTAACTGTAACATCACTAGCACCGGATCCTACCCTATTCCACACCCCCGGAGCATCATCGTATTGATATAATACACCGTTAATTGTTACTTGCTCACCGTTATATGGGCTTACTGGCCAACTCATGGATTATTCCTTATTTGTAGTATTTAGTCATTTTGAATCACAACGGTTCCCAATTATGCTACTATTTATAGGTTCTTATCCATAAATGATTGACGCGGCCTAAAACCTGTGATATCATGTGTGGATGAGAATAGATGTCATTTCAAAGTCCAAAAATCGAAAGATAGTTATTGAACATTTGGTTAAATTCTATGCAAAACGATTAAAGCTACTAAAGAGCCAGTATACCTTATCAGTAATTTCAACTCCAAAATTTTTGAAACAACACGGATTTGATGGTGCAGTCTATCTAATTGATGATAGAGAATTGGTTATGATGCTAGATAGCCGACTTACGGTAGCAGACCTTATCAAGACCACTGCTCATGAAATGATTCACGTAAAGCAATACGCACGTGGCCAGCTAAAGAGTAGGTCTACTCGTACTGGAAAAATTAACTATATTTGGATGGGAACTCAATGTAGTAAGCGATATTACGACAGGCCTTGGGAAATCGAAGCTTTTAGCAGAGAAAGATTGCTTTATAATCAAGTACTTAGACGATGCTTCCCTGCGCTTGACAAATAATTCAATTGGGTCTATAATGTTCACATACACTAGCGAAACGGAGTAATAAATGAAGGGTTTATTTGACAAGTCACATGGTTCCCCGTATGATCGTGGTTCCGCAGATAGTTACTATAGACGTGGTCCTAGACCGCACAAGGGTGGGGTAGGGGGAAACAGTGGTCCCGAAGTTACCGATCTTACTCATGATGAAATACTTGCCTATAACGCAGGTTTCAATGATAACGAAGCGGACGGGGATTTTAAAGACTGGGGTTAATTCTCTGGTTGACAATAAATCAGAAGTAGTATACAATGTTGTTGTTTCAATCATAAATTAATACAAGGAGCATCAAATGTCATCAGCAGTTAGCGACGCAAAAACTATCACCAGCCTGCAAGCACGTAAAGCAATTTTGAAGGCGTTTAGCACTAAACGTCCTGTGTTTCTTTGGGGCCCGCCGGGCATCGGTAAATCAGAAGTCGTAGCGGATATTGCTACTGAATTGGGTGGCGCAATTATCGATTTGCGTATGGCTCAGATGGAACCGACTGATATTCGCGGCATCCCCTTCTTTAATAAAGAAATTGGTAAGATGGATTGGGCTCCCCCGGTCGATCTTCCTGATGCTGAATTTGCAAAGCAGTATCCGATTGTTGTTCTGTTCCTTGATGAAATGAACAGTGCATCTCCTGCAGTGCAAGCAGCTGGATATCAATTGATTTTGAACCGTCGCGTTGGTAAGTATTTTCTTCCCGATAACGTGGTTATTGTCGCAGCAGGTAATCGTGACAGTGACAAGGGTGTTACTTATCGCATGCCGATGCCCCTCGCAAATCGTTTTATTCACCTTGAAATGCGCGCCGACTTTACTAGCTGGCAACAATGGGCTGTTAACAAAGGTATTCATAAGGACGTGGTTGGTTATCTGTCGTTTGCTAAACAGGATCTCTATGATTTTGATAGCAAATCAGCAAGCCGGGCCTTTGCTACTCCCCGCACTTGGTCATTTGTGAGCGATCTATTGTCTGATGATGATATGGATAATGATACTCAGTTTAATTTGATTGCCGGTACTGTTGGTGAAGGGCTTGCAGTTAAATTTACTGCACACCGCAAGATTGCAGGTAAGATGCCTGAACCCAGCGACATTCTTTCTGGTAAGGTTACTGAATTGAATGTTAAGGAAATCAGTGCGATGTATTCTTTGACTATCGCAATGTGTTATGAATTGAAGGATGCGATTGATAACGGTAAGGTCAAGACTAAAGAATTTCATGCAATGGCTGATAACTTTTTCAGCTACATGATGAATAACTTTGAGACTGAGTTGGTTGTTATGGGTGCGAAGATTGCGCTTAAGACATACAAACTTCCGATTGAACCAAGTCAATTGTCTAACTTTGATCAATTCTACAAAAAATACGGTAAATATATCGTAGATGCGAATAACTAGGATTTGGGGTGAGAGAAATCTCACCCTTTTTTCTCTTGACATTAAATCAGATCAAGCGTATAATACTTGTATTGAATAAGGAGACTATATGAAAAACGAATTGATTCATGCAATGACTACGACTGACACTAAGGCTAAATCCAAACGTCGTAGCAAGAAATTTGAGAATTTGGTTGGTCCTACTGATGCTAAGGTCGATGCTAATGCTCGTGAGCGTTTGGTAACTGCTCGTATTGGGTTGCTGCTTCGTCATAGTTTCTTTGGTAATTTGGCTACTCGGCTCCGTTTGATCAATGCTGATGAGTGGTGTTCTACTGCCGCTACTGACGGGCTGAATTTCTACTACAACAGCCGCTTTATTATGATGCTTAAGACTAAAGAGGTAGAGTTTCTTTTTGGCCATGAAGTGTTGCACGTAGTATATGATCATATGGGTCGTCGTGGTTCACGTGACCCGCAGATGTGGAATATCGCAGATGACTATGCGGTTAATGCAGACCTTAAACGTCATAAGGTTGGTCAATTTATCACTACAGTTCCGTGTTTGTATGAGTCAAAGTATGATGGTCTTCCTGCTGAGGAAATCTATGATGACCTTATGAAGAATGTCCAAAAAATCTCACTTGACGATTTGATTGACCAAATGATCGATGATCATATGGATCCTTCAGATGAAGGTGACGGTGATAGTGACGGTGATGAGAAAGACGGCAAAGGTAAAGGTAAACGTCCTACGATGTCTGAAGAGGAACGTGAACGTGTCCGTCAGGAAGTAAAGCAGGCAATTATTGGTGCTGCTCAAGGTGCAGAGGCAGGTACTTTGCCTAAAGGTGTAGAGCGTATGGTTAGACAATCGACTAATCCAATCATGCCCTGGCGCGAATTGATTCAGACTAATATCACTAGCACCATTCGTTCTGACTATAGTTGGATGCGCCCTAATCGTCGTGGTTGGGAATTGGATGCAGTCATGCCTGGTATGACTCCTGGTGAAGAGATTGACGTGGATGTGGCTATCGATATGTCAGGTAGTATCAGCGACAAACAGGCTCAACAATTTTTAGCTGAGATTGGCGCTATGATGGATGCGTTTGATGGCTTTAAGGTTCACGTGTTTTGCTTTGATACTGAAATCTATAACCCGCAAGATTTTACTAGCGAGAATATGGATTCAATCGATGAATATGTTCCTCAAGGTGGTGGAGGTACTGACTTCGATGCGATCTTTAACTATCTTAAAGCAGAAGGGCGTGATCCTAAACGTTTGATCGTCTTTACTGATGGTTATCCTTGCGGTAGCTGGGGTGATCCTAATTACTGTGATACTACGTGGGTTATTCACGGTGACCCGGAACCAAACCCCCCGTTCGGTACGTGGGCCATCTATGATGATCATCGTAACAAACAAGGCTAAATTGTATGAGTGAAGAACAATCAACCACTCGCTATCTAGTAATGTGGGATTGCTTAGGTCTTGAATACCTAGGTGATCTTACTGCTTGGGGCAAAGATCAAACATGGAGTGCCCTTAAGGACGAGAAACCTAAAGTTAAGATTCCTTCCTTGCAGGTATTAATGCTTCGGGCTAAATTTAACTCTCATCGAAATTATGAAATTTATATGTTTGATGCGGTTGAATTAACCGAGCAAGATATCCGAGATTCTTTCAAAAAATCACCTCAATTTATGGCCGACTTTATTAGAAAGAACGGCGATAAGATTTATAGCGATAGACTTGAAAAAAATAAGAGGGTCATAATATAATGTTAATTGGAACTAGTTTTGGCCGGTGCCTAACTTCGATACTATCAGGCGAAGTGTCCTACAAGGACGTTTTTTGTATAATCTCTAGAACAAAATGCCATGACCTATCGGAGCTACATGGGGTTATTGAATCCTATCGAAGCGCATCTATGTCGCGTAACGGTAAGTACAATAGTTCGGCATATCCATTAGAAGAGGCAATCGAATTAGCTACTAGCCTATATGTTTCGGGAAAGATACATCAACCTCGGTTATATGACCTGGATCTAGTTAGTTCTTTGCACTCGTTTGATTTAAATAGAGATGTAATTTGGTATGATATTGTTCCTACATTAGATAACAATACTCCTGCCGTCGTTGACGCATATAACAAATATCGAATGTTGGATTCATTAACTAAGTGAAATTTAATCCCAATAATTGGTATAGTAAACGAGAATTAGGTGCAGAACAGTTTGTACCAAAACATTTTATAAAATGTAATGCAGTCGTAACACCTGAATCTGAAATTTGGATAATAGCACATCTATCAGGAAGATATGCGATTATTAACCAATGGATAGAAGATACCGCATCAGTATCTCCGGTCCATCGTACCATAGAAGATATCGTATATTTTGAAGATAGTAAAGAGGCTATCCTGTATGAGTTACTTTGGTCATAAAGTAATTTTTTACCCTGGATAAATTGAAGTAAATAAACTAGCTACTATAAAAGAGCAAGGAGATTAATATGAGTTTTTTAAGACATATCGGAAAAATCGGAGATCGTAAGGTTGCTATTGTTTTTCGTGAAGTGCCAGGTGAGCCGCACATGTGTTTGGTAACATACACAGAAACGTTGAATATGCATGTACATGATCCATTAATGCGCTGTATTGAAAGTGATATTGGGCAACATAGTGAAGCATTAGCAGATGCGTTAAGTCGTAGTTATACCCAAGACGGTAGGATAATTTTACAGGTGCTACATGCAGAAGGGTTACTAAAGAAAGTACAAACTGCTCAAGTATTAGTCACCCCTACGCCAACTACACGTATCAAGTTAGATGAACTAAATAAAATGCTAAATGAAATGGCATTGGGTGAAGCCGCGGTAAAACGGTTAGCTGAAATTGATTCTAGTCGTGGCATTCAAGATCCGGCTGCAGTAGCACGTAAAATGCGTAACAATAATACCCCAGCAGTAGTTAGTGCAGCAGATGGTTTGCTAGCAGATGGCATTTTAGCTAAACAGCGTTTGGAACAAGCAACACGTATGGAGCTAGAAGCAAACGGGTTACTGAACGAATCTAAACGATTACGTGAGGAAGCTAAAAGTTTGGATCCTACTCTAGCACCAAATATGGAACAAACAGTATCAACTCCTGTCACAGCTAAAAAACGAGGGCGGCCTGCCAAAGTAAAAGTGACTGTCTAATATATAATGAATCCTGAATTCGTGAGTAAATGGGAACATATACTTGAAGATGTAGAAAAGAGTAAAGTTCCCGTACAGTTTATAAAAAAGATAGTTGTAAAAATGATAGGCAAGAAACAATATACTATCAATATTCAATCCTTACTTAAACAGGGCTTAGAGCCAGAAGAGGTAGAAGAGGTAGTTTCCCGTAAGTTACATGAACTTGATCCTAACATCACTAATTTTGAATTTGTATTAAATGTAGAATCAATTGCAGAAACTGTTCAACCTGAAACTGATCGACTACTTGGGAAACTATGAAGGCTATATTAGCTTGCGATACTCACGGTGGTATAGGCTATAAAAATAAATTGCCCTGGAAAAATCTTCAGGGTGATTTACCAAGATTCAAAGCATTAACAACTGGGCAACCAATTGTTATGGGTAAAAATACTTGGGATAGCCTACCCTTTAAACCATTACCTAACAGATTAAACATTGTAGTATCATCTACTATGCAACCAACTGAGGGTGTGTTAATCCTACGTGATACTTCTAGTTTAATATTATATGATGATGCGTGGATGATAGGTGGCGGTAAATTAATTAATTCTTGTTGGGAACTAATAGATGAATTACATTTGTCTGAAACGCTAAAACAATATACCTGTGATACCTATATTGATCTATCCTATTTAGGACAACACTTTAACTGTGTTAGAACAGAATCTAACGCGGATCATCTATATCAAGTCTGGAAAAGAAAATGAAAGAATATTTAGATTTATTGCAGGACATTTTAGAGAATGGAGAAACAAAAGATGATAGAACTGGTGTTGGCACTATTAGTGTGTTTGGACGTCATTTGCGCTTTGATCTGCGTAGAGGCTTTCCGGCCATCACAACTAAGAAATTGGCTTGGAAAGCCTGCGTTGGAGAACTACTATGGTTTATTGAAGGCAGCGATGATGAACGTAGGTTGGCCGAAATCACCCACGGGACACGAGAAGGCACAGTAACTATTTGGACTCCAAATGCCCTTGCACCTTACTGGAAACCCAAAGCACAGTTTGAAGGTGACCTAGGTCGTGTCTACGGAGTACAATGGCGTGACTGGATCACACATACTCCCGACAGAGAGCCCGACATAGATGATGACTACGGCAAGACTTGGCTTAATCCTGTTTATAAACGTCTAGATCAATTATTGATGTTGATAGAAGGTATCAAGAAAGATCCTAACGGTAGGCGCCATATACTAAGTGCATGGAACGTGGGTGATTTAGAAAATATGGCTTTGCCACCTTGTCATATTCTATGTCAATTTTATGTGAATAAAAATCGTGAACTTAGCTGTCATATGTATCAACGTAGCGTAGATGTATTCTTAGGGCTCCCGTTCAATATTGCTAGCTATGCATTGCTAACGCATCTGATTGCTCAAGTATGTTCCTTAAAGGTAGGGGAATTAGTAATTAGTACAGGAGATACGCATATCTATCAGAATCACATTGAACAGGTAAAAGAGCAACTTACTAGGAAACCGTTGAACAAACCTGTACTTTCGCTCAACCCTGATATTACTGATATTGATTCGTTTACTATGGGTGATATATGGTTAGAAGGATATCATAGTTATTCTGCTATTAAAGCGCCAATGGCAGTTTGATGACGGAAAAATTAATAGTCCATGTATTTTATATAGGGTATGACGTAGAAGATCCGGTTGTTTATGCCGCAGAACCTCTGATAGCCTGGGAAAAGAGTGAAGTAGGTCAATGGGTTGTGGATCATTCTATGACTATACCGGCTTGGCACTATTCTGCACCAGAGCTTAATCAAATGGGGTATAAATTCTATATTACGGCTGAATTAGAAGAGGCCGACGCGGTATTTTTTAAACTAAAATACACGTAAAAATACCGGTTAGTCTGGTATCCCATGCTAAATAAGAGTATGTGGATCTTTCAGTTTATATCAGACAGCGTATTACACCTATTTATTAGGACTATATTAGTTACCGGAATCCTATGTACGCTCATAGGATTCCTTATGCGAGTTATTCCCTACATTAATCAATACCGATTAATTGTTCAATTGATTGGATTGATCCTATTACCTTTGGGTATTTATTTTGAAGGGGGTTACGGGGTTGAAATGGCATGGAGAGAAAAAGCAAAGCAATTAGAAGAAGCTATTGCTATTTCAGAGAAGAAAGCAGGGCAAGTGAATGAACGTATTAAATATATAACTGTAGAAAAAATAAAAACAGTAAAAGATGTACAAGTAGTAATTCAGGATCGTATACGTGAAGTTGCAACCAAAATAGATCAGGAATGTAAAGTAGATCCTGAAGCTATTAAGATATTAAATGATTCAGCTAAAAATATCAAAAAGCCAACTCCTCGCCCTCTCACATTAAAATTATCTATGGAATTACATAATGGGTAAGTTACTATTATTGGTTCTTCTATTAGGCGGATGCGTAACTACCGTACCAGTACAACGACATTGGCCTTCTGCACCACCTGAATTAAAACAAAATTGTCCTGAATTAAATGAAGTACCGATCGATACTGAAAAATTAAGTGAAGTACTCAAAGTAGTAACCTCTAACTATGCATTATATCACGAATGTCGTATAAAGATGAATGCATGGGCAGAATGGTATGATTCACAGAAACGTATATTTGAGGAAGTAAAATGAAAAAATTAACGATAGTGTTACTACTAGTTCTATTATCAGGGTGTAGTTTAATGGAAGCATACTTGATGAAGTATGATACTAATGAATATCAATACATTACCGAGATAAGAACAATGTCACAAATTGGATTAGCTAAATGTGAGAACTATGATGAGACTAAGCGCAAAGCCGAAGACCTATATATAAAGTCTATGACCTTTGTAAACTTTGCCCAATACTTGCCTTATAACTCATCTACACAAAAAGCCTCAGTTGAGTTAAATTCTATGGTACAAGGATTCCATGAACAGTATCAAAAAAATGATAAAGTAAATCCTTTATTCTGTAAACTTAAATTAGGTAACATTATTTCATCTGCCGAATCGATGCAGAAAACAATAGGAGCTAAACCAAGATGAGTGTCGAACAACAACAACAATTGTTAGCTAGCGTAGATAGTTTAAATCCAGAAGCCAATAGTGCGGCTGAAGAAGTTAATCAACTAACCGAAGCAGTCAAGTCCGGTCAGTTGAGTAGAGCAGAGTATATCGAACTAGTTAAAGATATACAACATCGTATTAATATACACCAAGATATGTCTGAACTTGAGACACTAGAAAAGATTAATACCGCAATTAACGGATTAATTAATCTTGCTAGTATGGTTTAATCGTCAGCCTTACCACATTTGTTTCTTTTGGCATTAGTTAACGCACCAAAGTCTACACTCCATTCTTTTCCCGGAGCAAGCTCAGTATTGCCTTTTGGAAATCCAAATTGAACTCCAGCCATCTTTTGGATAGTAGCAACAGGTACACGGAACTTAACTAAATCGTTTCCTAAATTAGGGTACGGAGCAACATGAGGAAATCCCCATCCTGCAAATTCGTTTGTTTGATTGTTAATGACAATCTTATAAAAACCATGCGGGACGATCACACCTTTACCAATAGTCTTATCAGATACATCATAGATACCGCCAACATATATAGTAAAACTTTGATTACGTTGTACTGCCCAACCACGTATAGATGTTTCCAATAGTTTCCAAATACCGCGATTTAATGATCCGGCTTGTGGACTCATGTTAGTCATTAGAAATGATTCAAATTCTACCTGTACATCCCAACTCAGGTCACCGTCTGGAGCCATATGTCCTTTATCATATCCAGTCGCAGCATAATCATCTGGCCTAGCACCGCCGTTAATACTTTGATCTACTGCAAATGCGTTAGTACGAGCAACACATCCTAATGCATTTTTTGGTAATAATTCATAGGTTACAAATTTAGGTAATTTAGCAGTAGCATCATATCCTACCAAATATGCTTGTCTACAAATAGGTTGTACCCCTGTAGTTTGGGGAAATCCATACGGACTATGAATTTGACAGCTTTGCACAGGCAGCGGTGTCCGTTGATCCCAACTATACGATGAGAATGATACTATACACAATAATCCTACCAATAATTTACGCATGACAGCTCCTATAATATATGCATATTTATCGTGTTATTTCTCTCCCTAAAAGATAAATACAACTATAATCGGAACAATACTATGGCCCAAGAAATAATTAATATTGGTGTAGTGCCTAATGATAGTTTAGGTGACCCCTTACGTGTTGCATTTACAAAGATCAATAACAATTTTTCACAATTGTATACCGCCAGTCCAGCATTAGGGCCTGAATATGCTATACAATTTGCAGCAATAGACGAATTAACTGGCGGATATATACTGGATTCAAGTGCTAATTTAACATTTAATAGTTCTACAAATTCTATAATTTTAAATGGTAACATTGTTCCAATAACTACTGGTAATTTAAGTATAGGATCAGCAACTAAAGCAGTTGGTAATATTTACTTAGGTAAAACTGCATTACGAATCGGGAATATTTCAGTAGCAGAATCGGCTAACGTATTAGATTTTTCGGTATCAGTTTTACCAACCAAAAAAGCAGATATAAATGCTGCAAATATTACAGTTAGTGCGGTTATAGCTAATACGGTGTCAGCCGTAAATGATATTAACTATTCTAATACTAGTGTAGCAGTATCTACTACAGAAGATGATTCAGCTGACCAAATAATCTTTTCAGTTCCGGAACCAAACATGTCGTACGGTAAATTCTATATTAAGTCAGTACAAACAGGGTCACAGAATAGTCAATCAGTTACAATTTCTATAAATAAGAGACCGGACGGTACTGATATTAAGTATTCAGCCTACGGGACAATATTTAATGGGGATCCAATCACTACATATGATGTAGATGTGTATTACGGTGATATTCGAATAAAAGTTAATCCTTTGGTTAATGAAATAATAACCCACGAGATTTCTTGTAGTATAATAAATTAAACTTTTTAGAGATAAATATATACTATGAGAGCTAACGAATTTATTATCGAAGCTAACGGTAAAGTACCAAAACGAGCCAAACAAGCAATGAATAAAACACATATGACCCGTGACGTAGGCGGATATGATCGTACTAATCATCTAAATCGTTTAGCTATGGCCATGGCCTGCGCCGACGGTAAAAGTACTTCAAAAATAGATATGGATTCTTATAGTTGGGTTGAGAAATATAATACAATTCACCCTTATACTAAAGAAGAAGAAAATATGGTGAAGGCTGCAATGAAAACTGTTCCGACAGATCATAAGCATGCCGTACGTAACGGTAGCAAAGAAATGGACGATACCCACAAAACTAGTCCTATTCTAGCATTTAAAGGTTACGGAAAATAATTAACCACTGATTTCCAGAATAAGTAGTAGTATATTTTATTAGGAATCAGAATGAACCTCATCGACGTAAACAAAACTATTGATCTAATCAAGCTTAAGTTTTACAATGAATACCTATATGCTGCTCATCTCTATGAAGAAGGGGAAGCGGAATTTCACCAGAAATTAACTACGCGAGTAGTAGCCGAATACGTAGATCCAATTGAATTAGCCAAAGATTCTTTGATTCTTGATTTGGGTTGCGGCCCTGGTTATTTTCTAGACGAAATGAAATCGCGTGGATATACAAACCTAGTTGGTGTTACACTTAGTCCAGAAGATTCTAAAATTTGCACAGATAAAGGGCATACAGTAAAGCAGTATGATATAAGTTTTATCCCTCAAAAAGACGGGTATTATGACGAAAGTGTAGATTTTATATTTATACGTCATGCATTAGAGCATAGCCCGTATCCAATTTTTAGTTTAATGGAGTATAATCGGTTGTTAAAGCAGAACAGCAAGATTTATATTGAGGTTCCGGCTCCTGATTGTGAAAGAAAGCATGAATTTAATCTAAATCATTATAGTATCTTTGGTCCAGTACAACTAGCAGCATTGTTACAGCGTACAGGATTTAAGGTTGATTCCTTCAATACACTTGAATTTGAGTTAGGTGTTGGTAAAGATGACGATGATAAAATTATTTCAGCTAAAGAAAAGTATTTTTGTATTGTTGCTACCAAAGTACGTGCGTTAGATGTAAAATAATTACTGCTAAATACATACATGACCTTCGATGTATGGAAACAAGCTAAATTACAAAACGGTCTTGCTAAACTCAAGACCGTTTCCATACCGGCTACTAGTACAGAAACAACAATCGATGATATTAAACGACTTTCCGGTATTACCTCACAAGTAATAGGGGAAGAAAGTAATATTAGTTTAACTGGAAATGAAAAAGGTCAACTAATGAAACAGCATAATATACGACCCGGAACCGCTGAATGGTTTCAATTATGGTTTTCTAAACCATATCTAACAGGCGAAAAGCCAATAGGAAAATAATATGGCCGCTAACGGAATATCAACCCTAGCTACAAAAGAATTAAAGCAGAAAGCTAAACTTGATTTAGCAGCACTTAAACGTAATGCGTATGGACAATATACTAATCCATTTGCTTATTTAGGTCCATATCAAGAGTTAAGTAACAATGATCTAACCGTTACTGCATTAAGTGGGATGGTTGGCGAACCATCCACGTTATGTTATAGAAGTATTGCTTCTGGTCAAAAGGTTATGGTTAGTTTTAATATGAATATTGTAATACAGGGGGATGTAACTGCTGTAGGAATTGGTACCACATCAACTGATAAAAATGGATTTCTTGGAGAAGACGGAACCAATAGCATTGGATTTTTTGAAGGGGGTAATGTATATGGTCTCTCCGCACCGTCAAGCCCAACATTTAAGTCCGGCGACATTGTGGATCTAGCTATCGATCAAACTAATAATAAAATTTGGATTCGCGTTAACGGCGGCGATTGGAACGGTGATGTTATCGATAATCAGGATCCTGAAAATAATGTAGGAGGATATGATACCTCTACTGCTAATAATGCTGCGGTTGATCGTGTATACACATTAACTGTACATCCTTTTACTTACGGAGAAGCTTGGATTAATTTTACACTACAGGCTAATGGAACTTTTGCTAATATTAGTTGCCCATACGGGGCAGGTGGATATTCAGCATCTAGCGGGACATTAATAATGCCGGGAAATCTACTCCTTAGCGGAACAAGTCCAGCTAATGACATTAGTTGGGACTATGTGTGCGCGGCCAACGATGGTGTTATAACAGGTTTTACTTATGCATCCGGCACTCCGCCTACGTATGGTACAGAGGATTTATATGCCGGCGTATCTATCGTACCTGATCTCACTGTCGCTACCCCGCCCGGGCAAGCGACAGTAATGCAGGGTCCGTTATATAGTATCCCAACTGGATTTGGTTTTTACGGTGGTGACACTACAGTATCTTACTATAGATCACTTCATGAATACGATCTTACCCTTTTGCCAACACAATATGTAGGGAATACTATTGTTGATAATTTACAAGAGGGTGAGTTAAAACAAGGCCGCCCATGGGTAACATTTTTACCTAGCGATTTATTCTTGGCGGGTGAGAAGGGTGTATGGTATGATCCAAATGATATCACAACATTATTCCAAGACGTTGCCGGAACAATACCAGTAACAGCTAGCGGACAAACTGTGGCATTAATGAAAGACAAATCAGGTAACGGCATTGATGCTATACAAGCAACTGCGGCTAAACGTCCAACCTTTTATGTTTATGACGGTGAGTATGGCTCTTTGAGTTTTGATGGGGTAAACGATTTTATGTCAACCTCAAATATTAATTTTACCGGAACCGCAAAACTAACTGCTAGCGTTGGATTGCAAGTTGATACTACAAATAGAAGTGCAGGTATACGTCGCACAACATATACTGGATATTGGGCAAATGATCCTGCGTGGTTTAATACAGCTACGTCCTCAGCTATCAATGTGGTAACTAACTTTACTATTGCTTCTGAACCTGTCAATACCAGCGAACAATACTATGGTGTATTCTTAGCAGACTATACCGGTAATTGGACATTTACGATAACAAGCGATGATGAATCTGCGTTATGGATAGGAGATACAGCAAGTTTTAGCTATACTATTGCCAATGCATCAACTGTAGCAAGTTACTTAGGCTCAGGTAGTACTACTATCAGTATGGTTTCTGGGCAATATTATTTTATTAGAGTAATGTACGGTAATGGTCCTTCGGCTGGCAGCTTAAATATAACTTACTCACATACCGGGCAATCAGCTACTAATGACTTTACTGGTAAATTATTCTATGATCCTGCTGGAGTTGCAATTCAAACTGGTAGTGACCCTTCATCAGTAAATGGTACATTCCTAATAGGTGCACCAAGCTCAGCATCTGATCATAGTTTCTACTTGCGCGGCAATAGTACAATTATCGCCAGGATACAGAATACAACACCGGGCATAGATGATGTGTTAACCGGCGTATTTGATATCTCGCAGGCGACAAAAGAATTAGAACTACTTCCAAGACTAAACAGTGTATTAGAAACGCATATTAGTTGGGTTGGAACTAATGCAGGTACCGGAAACTTTGCCAATCAACCTTTCTACATTGGCGCGGGTAGTGGTGGTACAGCAACGTTCTTTAAAGGTCATATATATGGTATTGTAATTCGCGGGGTAACATCGACTAATACTGAAATTACTAATACTGAAGCGTGGATCAGTAGTAAATTATATTAAGTTTAAATATCGTATATGTCTAATACCCCTTCATTAGTTAAAGATCCATACGTCAAGACGCATTTTAAAACACAAAAGGAACTTGATGATTTTATAAAATGTTGCGACCCAGAAACAGGTTATCTATATTTTATGGATAACTTCTTTATGATCCAACACCCAACTAAGGGATCAATGGTCTATCATCCCTGGGAATATCAATCACGATTAATACATACATATCATAATTATCGTAATAGTATCAGCTTAATGCCTCGACAGTCAGGTAAATCTACTAGTGCAGCTGGATACTTACTTTGGTATGCGATGTTTAACCCAGATGCAACAGTATTGATTGCTGCACATAAGTATACCGGTGCACAAGAAATTATGCAACGTATACGTTATGCATATGAAAATTGTCCAGATCATATCAAAGCCGGCTGCACAACATATAATAAAGGATCACTAGACTTTGAGAACGGTAGTCGTATAGTATCAGCAACTACAACGGAAAATACAGGTCGTGGTATGTCTATCTCATTATTATACCTAGACGAGTTTGCTTTCGTAAGACCAAGTATTGCTGAATTGTTTTGGACTTCTATCACACCAACATTATCTACTGGTGGTAAATGTATTATCACTAGTACACCAAACAGTGATGAAGATCAGTTTGCATTAATTTGGAAAGGTGCAAACAAGACAGAAGATGCGTATGGCAATGAAACAGAATTAGGAGTAAACGGGTTTAAGTCTTACCGTGCATACTGGAACGAACATCCGGACCGTGATCAAACGTGGGCCGATGAGATGAAGGCGCAACTCGGTGACGATAAATTTAACCGAGAGATAGGTTGCGAATTTATTATTGCAGATGAGACTCTAATCAACCCAAATACATTAATAGAATTAGAGGGAATAGAACCTAACTATCGAATGGGACAGATTCGGTGGTATAAGCAGCCATCTAAGGGCAATCTCTATGCGATAGGGCTAGATCCAAGTTTGGGCACAGGCGGTGACCCTGCCGCAATACAGATATTTGAAGCAAATACTACAACCCAAATAGGGGAATGGAAACATAATAAAACTGATATACCAAATCAGATTAGACTATTAGCTCAGATATGTAAATATGTAGAAGAACAGACTAAAGAAGCTAACAATATCTACTACAGTATAGAGAACAATAGTATAGGTGAAGCTGCGTTAGTATCTTTAAACGAATATGGGGAATTTAATATCCCAGGAACATTTGTAAGCGAACCGGGTAAAAAACGTAAAGGATTCAATACAAATAATAAGTCTAAATTAACCGCTTGTGCTAAGTTTAAAACGCTAGTAGAAAGCAAGAAGATGACCATATATAGTCGCAGTCTTATCTCAGAACTTAAATCGTTTGTTGCGTCCGGTGGCAGTTATGCAGCAAAAATAGGAGATACGGACGATCTAATTATGGCCTCATTACTGTCAGTAAGAATAATGCAACAGTTGGGAGAATACCACTTTGAGCTTGATAGTTATATGAGAGATCATGACGAAGTTATTGAGCCTCTACCATTTTTTGCGGTATTCTAGATAACAATAGATAAATAATACTATCATGCCAAAAAACATTAAATCACTTAACCAAGAACTATACGACTTTCTCCAAGATATCGGATATAAACCAAAAACTGTAGATAGTGCGGGAAATCCAGTCCCTATTGCAGATGAAGCAGATGTATTTGAATTTGAGTTTATTAAAGATGCCAAATCTTATGGCAAAGTTAGGATCACAATTGATAGTACAAACCAAGTTATTGTATATTATGATAAGTCGGTTGCAGATAGTCCAAAAAGCGGTGATCAGGATTCCCCAAATTGGTATAATTTGATCAAACAAATTAGTGATTGGGCACACAAACACGGTTTAAGTTACGATGATGATTATATGGATAAAATAGGACCAGCTATGGCAAAAAGAGAACATACCAAAAAATTAGAAGAAGGTTACTATGCTTTAGGGAAAAACAAGAGTTATAGCGATAACATTCCTGAAGTTAAGATGATCATTCAACATACTCGCCAGATTGAAGAAGGTGAGCAACGTTATCGTAATATAGCAAAAATATTCGTCGAAACTACTAGCGGTGAACGATTCCTTCTACCGACAACTAAGCCCGGTTTAGGCCGTGTATATGCTAGACATATTGCTGAAGGTGGTACTCCATACGATGAGCGTGGGCAACATATTACTGGTCTAGTAGAAGAATATTCAAAGATGGCAGGATTTGTTCGTGCGACACGTAACGGGCAATTTAATGAATCTGCTCAACAATTAGTAACTGAAGGTATTAATCATTACCAAAAGTTACGTGAGTCACTCAGCAAGATGGCAGGCAAACGTGGATATCACGCATACTTTGAAAGTTATACTCCTGCATTAATGGAAGATGAAGAACAAGTAGACTTAAGCGAAATGTTTATGTCTAGTAATCTTGATCCGCGCATTGAAAGTGTAATGCCTATTCTACGTAAATTAAGTAAAAATATAACAGAACAAGTTAGCGAACTAGCAGAAGTATCTGAACTAGCTGAATGGGCTGATTCTATTATTGAAGGACAAACAGAAGATTTGCCCTTTGAACCAAACGTAACTACATTCAAAAAGCCTGGTAGCGGGGCTAATCGTGCCCGTGCATTGGCACAAAAAGGTATGAAAGATAAAGGAGCTGCATCGGTAGATGCTAAATCAGCTTTAAATAAAATGATGGGCGGACCTGCTGATGAGTTAACGAAGAATCTTAAGATCAAAGAGCAAGGTGTGGCGGAGG